CTTCTCCTTAACTCTGATCTCCTCGATCTGCTTGATGCTGTCCTTAAGCATTGAATAGTTTTGTGTTGCGATCTGAAGCGAGATGTCATCGACAATCGTTAGGTGGTCGCATCTCTCAGCTAATTCTTGAGAGGATTTCTGTAGGGCAAGGAATGTTGCCTCTGCTGTCTTTAGTGTTAAATCTTTCATAGTGGTTTTATTTATTGGTTTTAGTTTAAAATGGATCTATTGTGTCTAAAAATTCTTTACTTGCATCCCTCAGTGTGCTCATGTCCTGCTTGAGTGTCTCTCTTGTCTCACAGCTGTAGACCTTCTGCCCTCCCTTGTCAAAGCACCAGTATCTGTTCTTCTTCCAGTCCCAGAATATTGATGCCATCCCCGTCTTGCCTATACCCTTTGGCTTTGACTTCTGCACATATATGTGGCTCTCATTATCTGCAAATGGTTGTCCGCTTGCATCGTTCATCCACAAAGGTGGTCTGTAGATCAGAAGCATTGTGAAGGCTCTCCTCCACCATGTCCTTCCGCCTGCCCATTCATTCGGTAGTGCGGGAGGCATATACCTATTGCCAGTGTCCTTATCAACAACCGCCCTTACATCTGCAATGTGGTTAATCAATATATTTATTCTGTTGTTCCTCTTTGCGTCTATCCTTACAGTTTTTAAGGCTGCTGCTAAGTATTTATCCTCTCTGCCTCCGTATAAATCGGACTCATCCTTGATGTCATTAAACGGATCAAATAGTGTGGTGTCGAACTTCATCTTATACTCCATCTCCGCCTGCATCACACACGCATAAAACTCTCCGACAGTGAACTCCTTCTCATGGTTAGCAACAACAAAGTGCTTGTAGCACCACACCTGAGCGTGCATATACTCTGTGGAGTCTGCGTGGTAGGGGTTTGTCATAGCCACTGGCTTCTGCAAATACTTGTGTATCAACTCGGCAAATATGTTCTGAACGTCACCACCCTCACCAACATAGATGAAGTGCTTCCACCCGTACATGATGGAGGTATTGACAAGTAGCTCCAACACAAACTCTGTCTTACCGCTGTAAGGAGCCCCAGCAACGAATAGTGGGTATCCCTTCTTGAGCGTAAAGATGTCATCAAGTGCAGGAAGTCCGCACAGATCACCCTTAACCAAACCCGACTCACGAAGATCATCGAGTTCTTGGATAACGTCTGTAACTTTAAAATACGATTGATTGCTCATATTGTTCCCTGTAGATTATTAGTGGTTGCTGTCTTTGTGAATGATGAATTGTTTTCGTTCCATGTGCTTAACCTTCTCTCTACGTTCCATGTCTTCTGAAGTTCAACACGAAGCTTGTCCTTACCCTGCGTCTCCTCTGTCCAATATGCGTAGAACTCGTTAAGCATCTTCTTCCCGTACTTGTCAAGGTAGGGCTGAATGGACACCGCAAAGTCTTTCTTTCTCTCAAGGATCGGCTTAACCTCCTTCCTCTCTGATTTCTCTCTGTGCATCTTTATAGCAAAATTTAACTCGGCAACCAGCTCCAAAGCCTTTGACACCGCCTCCTCTGGGCTGTTGTTGTTTATTAGCTTAGAGGAAAAGTATATGGTTAGGTAGTTCATGTAGTCACTCTCTGTCTTAAACTCGTGCTTTGCCTTCATGTGTTTATTATTCTATTGTAAAACATTTACTTCTCCCTGCTTCATTATCTCCTCGATGTCAATGTCATCAAGCTCCGAGCAGGACTTCATTAGTTCCATAAACAGATCGACATCCTTCTCTTGGATGGCAAATCGGCTCATCTTAAACGATTCATATGGAGCAGACTCCTTGCCTAACCTGATCTCTTTCAGTGACACACCCTGAATGCCTTGCCCAGGATGATACCAAACGTGATCTATGTGGTAGAAGAAACCCCTCTGTATCCACTTACCCATAGGAATTTCCTTAGGCTTATTGTCGCTGTCAATACAAACACATTTTATCATTACTTAAAGGGATTATTTTTGTTAAAGTAGTAACAGCTCCAGTACACAAGTGATGCGACAATTATTGCCACACTCACCAACACGATGAACGCTATCATGCTAAGGACGTTGATTTCTGAGGGTATCTGTCGGGGGAGACCATCACTGTAGGGTTATCTTCCTCACCAACCACACCATCGTTAAAGAGTCCAAATATAACACAGCGTGTGCCATCCCTTCTGACACAAACAAATGTGTCCATCTCCCTTGTTGTTGCTCCCAAGTGAACATCGATGATCTCCATTTCCCATGGATTATCTTTCACATCGTATACATCCTCATAGTCACACAATACGTTTAAGTATTTCACAAAGTGTATTGGCTTTAACACTTTCTTCTTAGGATCTGCTCCTATTACAGTTATTTTTGTCATGTTATTTTTTTAGGTTAAAGTTTAATGTATTGTTCCAACATAATTTTATCTGTGTGCTATTGTAATGCTTGACTTCGCTTGTGTCTTCCAAAGCCACCACCCATATAGTATTCTCGTGTATACCGTAGTCCATAAGGAACAGAACCTGTCCATCACCATGCGGGGTAGTCACCCACAATACCTGCTGTACCTCGTGTATAATGGTCATATAAAGAATGGTCTAATCGTTATCACTCCGAATCCAAATCCCGATGCAAATGCCATCGCTATGTATATCCGATCCCTGAGCGACTTCGCCTCAATGTTATAGTGGTTCATCGGCAGGCACAGAAAGGGATTAATGAATACCATCATGAACATCCCGATCCAATTCTTGTCCATCAAGAACCTAAAACTCGCTATACTATTAGCATCCAAAAGCACAGCTGTTATAAATACAATTATTAATCTGGCTTTAAGTGTGTTCATGCGGTGTGCTTTATTGTCTTAATGTTTTTAATTTTTCTCATCTCCTTTGCAATGTATCTAAACCATTCGTTCTGATTTTTTGCAGGGTTAACAGGGCACACAGTGCTTTCAATTAAAATCTTTTTCATAGTTAAGTAGATTAAGTGACCGCCCTAATGGACGATCACTGGTTCAATTTTCTTTTCTATTATTCGGGACAAGTGCTTGACTGCGTTCTTAAAGTTTAACGCTGTAACGTACATGCAGTTGTCTTGGATGTCAACACGTCTCCTTGGGGTTACGTTTCCATTAATTGCTGACTCAAAGTCGATGCTTGACTCTGTAAACTTAGCGTAGCTGAGTTCGTCTGTTAGCACATTGTATTGGAAGCATTTATGCCCCTGCTGAGGGTGTAGTCTATTAACAAGCACATTCTGTTTCTCTTGCTTTACCTGATCGACTATCTCAGTGGATTCAAGCGGGTTAAATTCGGTCTCCTTCATTAGTAGTTAAATTTAACTAGTCCCCAGAATAAACTAAAAACTTTTCTACGCTTTCTTGTCTGCTTCACCTTTGTAGATGGAGAGATAACGTCACCGATAAACACGTCCTGAGCCTTACGTTCCACCTCGGGGTGATTCTTCCAAATATACTCAAATGTTGCCTTAGAGTCCTTAGCGTTAAGCACATCTCCAGTGTACTTCTTCTTGCTTGATCTCTTCTTGCGTGTTGGGGATACCCTAGACAGCTTCTTGTATTCGCCATCAGCCTCGATCAGAACACGTGCATGCTTAGGTTCAAATCGAGAAACATTTGACTTGTAAACTCCTCGGTCAATCTTTGTGAAGTAGTTTAACTTTGTTGCTGTTGTGAATAGGGAGCCAGCCACCGCATATGTTGAGCGTGCCTTAGTGATGTCAGAATAATATATTCTGTCAGCCATTGCCAGTGCGTTGATTCCATTAAGGTACTCAACGTGCTTGTTTAGTGTGTTTAATCTGATTGTCATAGTTTTAGGGTTTTTTTGGTTAGTAAGTTGTTAATTGTTTAATCTCTTTTTTGATCTCAATCTCAAGGGATGTCAGTGTGCCTCCGATAATTGTTTGGTCTGACTGTGTTCGTCCCTTCATCTGGTTGTGTGCATCGGAAAAGTTATCCTTTATCACAGTTAGTACCCTCTGTAGTAGTACCATTTCCTTTGATCTGCTTAGATCATCTTGTTCGTGTTGTAGCATAGGTTTTTTTTAGTTTAGGTTGCAAATATAATTAAATTGTTTTAAAATACAAACTTTATTTTACAGCAACGATCCAAATGTTCCTCGGAATAGTTCCGTTGGAAATTAGTTGCTTCTTCTTACTTACTGCAATTGCGTATGGGACGCACCTTGCAACAACCTCCTTGGAGAATTTTCCCCTTGCGAGTTCTAAATTAAATAGCTTCATAGTTTCTTTAGTTAGTCGTTCTCAGTTAATGTTCGGTGACCAAAGCAGGAATCGAACCTGCAATAAGAGATCGGATCAGCTCACTCTCATTTAGTATTATGCGTCTACCATTCCGCCATTTGGTCATAAAATAGGAAAGCAGAAGATGGGTGTGTGGACATCTGATTTTATGATTGGCATTACTTCGGCTTTTAACCTCCTCTTCCGCATGAGCAGTTTTCCCCAATCAACCTTTAAAACTTTTCTAGGCATCTTTATTCCCACATATAAATGTCGTGACCTTTGTATTCAATATAGAGATGAATCTTTGGATTGCTATCGCTTCTTTCCTCGCAAAGAATTTCTAGTTCAGCACCAAGGGTAAGAAGTTCTTTTCTTGTGCAGTTATTAATCCATAGACGCATTTCGCATCCCTCGGGAATCATATCACAGTCAATTAATTTTTTAATCTCTTCAAAGCGTTCTTTTGCGTTTTTCATAGTGTTTATTTTTTAGTGTTAGTTAGTGTTCCTCATGTATGTTAATAAATCCAAGTCCCATGCTGTTATTTCCCCATCCTCGTAGCTGAAGACTATGCTTATGGAAGGGTATAGTCCCGCCACCTCAAACTCCGCCTTCAGTAACTTTGCCTCTCGTATTGCTACCTCTTGATCTTGGTAGATGTTCTCTCCCGAGAAAACCTTGTTAAACAGCATAAAGTCTATTGTAATGTATTCGATCTTTGGTTCCATATATTTGTGTGTATTTTTGTTTGCCCTTTCGGGGGGACGGAGAAAACACTACTAAACTCCGCCCCTAATTTTTTAAACAATATCTTCCTTCAGCAATTTTATTTCCTTCCCTTTTTCAAGGTCAAATATAGCTATTTGTTTGTTACGGAACCCTAAAAATAATGCAGTCCTTAAGTCATCAAGAACCATCACCGCATCGTAGTAATACTCCCCGTTTTTTTCGTTCAGCCACCCTCCGTATGCATCCACAAATGATGGCTTTGCAAACTCCATTACCTTATCTAAACCCTCGCTCCCAAAACTATCTTGCGTCTCTAAAATAGCTACAGCATATCCTTTCAAAATAGGTTGTAAGGTCTTCTTGTTGATGGTAAATCCTGCTGGATTCTCTTTTGCAATTTTCTCAATTGCTAGCTTTGTGATTGATTGTTTTGTGTTCATAATTTTAGTTTTTTTAGTTAGTCGTTCTCAGTTATAGTCCTTGTACGTATACTTTTCAAAAAGGTTACGTTTTTTTTGTTTTATTTTTATTTTTTTTATGCGAGGAGGTCAAACTCATCTATAAAAATATACGTTCCCTTTACCTTAGTTAGCTTCTTTTTAATTAGTTCTGACTTTATGGAGAGGATGTCTCCCACAGTTTTTCCCTTTAGATTTTTGATGTAAGAAACTGCTTGTTCTATTGTCTTGAAAGTTTTCATAGTTTTTTTTAGTTTTAGTTAGTCGTTCTCAGTTAGTGTTCGTTTACCTTGGCTGTTTAATCCATCCCGCAGTAGGAACGCATTTTTACTCCCGAATTTCTGATAATGTCCATCACTTGATACATTGATAGGTCATCGTTAAATTCCTTTTGCAAATTAGCTAAGGCTTTTTTGATCGATCTGCTTGTCTTATTGTAACACTTCACATCGTTATACTTGTCTGTAAAGTCCCAACCGTTAATTTCCTTTGCCTCTAGGTCAAAAGTAAATCCGCAATTTTTGTTGTTAAAATTAATTTCTGTTTTCATGGTAGTATTTTTTTAAGTTAGTTAGTCGTTCTCAGTTAATGTTCGTTTACCTTGGCTTTTTTAAACAATGTACGTTGTCTTAATATTTCCCGATGGAAAGTTATGTTTAAACCTTTTGTAGAGAAGAAATTTAGCAAATTGTTTTGCTGACCTTCTATTTGGTCCCGACAAAGTAATTGAGTCTATAGTTCCTAATTTACTTTCTAGATTAAATGTGTATGTTTTCATAGTGTTTATTTTTTAGTGTTTATTTAATTTCGTTTATTGTCTCTCTTCCCGTCACCATATACTCCGCTAACTTCGTTAAACCATGCGTCAAGGATGTATTAAATGCTCTCTGCTGTAATTGTGTCATCCGTTTTGTGTTTAGTCCTAGGGATGCACTTTCGACATCTTTTTTAACTACGTTCTGAATGGCTTGTAAATATTCAAAACCTTTTTCTTTGTAGCGGACATTTAGTATGCATGCGTCCTCCAATTTTATGTTGTTATGGACAATGTATTGCTTCAGAATTCCTTGCAATAATTTTTTAATTTCTTCGCTCATGGTAGTATTTTTTTTTAAAGTTAGTTAGTCGTTCTCAGTTAATGTCGGGGGTGTTTATACAAACACCACCCTTGCAAACCGTTCATACTTCATATACTCTTTTTCGAGGCTTGTTTGTGTTGCTTGTTTGTCAGATGCAAACATTTTTTGGATACGTTTCAATAGCTTTTTCATAGTGTTTTTTTTTAAGTTAGTTAGTCGTTCTTTATTAGTTACTAAGAGATTCTTGTTATGATCCCTTTACTTTTACTGTCATCTCTATTCGGTTGAAAGAAAATGTTTTCTCCTACCTTCAGATCGAGAATTTGATCTAGATAATCAGATTGAATAGAATAAATCCACTCGTATTCGCTGTCTCTTTTCTCTGTCAGCCTTTCTACTGTTACATTTTTTACTGAACATGTAGTACCTTGTTCACTGATCTGAACGGTGAATCTTCTGTTGAAATTTGAATTTTTCATAGTGTTTTTTTTTATTTGGTTAAGACGCTTCACAGCGTTTCGGATATTGAATCCTCTTCAGTTAACCTTTTTCTGCCTCTTTTATGCGTTTTAATAACCAATACCTAGCGTCAAGGTGCTTCTGTTGGTCGGGCAGACTTTCAACCGTTTCTAGGGCTTGTTTTAATGCTTCATCAATGTTCTGAATTTTTTCGTTTATTAATTCAAATTTAAAACTGCTGAAGTTATTTTTTTTAACGAATTCATCTACATGAACTAATGTACCATCCTTTAATTTTACATGGTCATTCTTTATATTTTTACGAGCATAGCTGTATTTGTTTTCGAATGAATAATTCCCATCTTGATATTGATTTTTTGTTTTCATAATTTTTATAGTTTTTAAAGTTAGTATGCAGATGAAGGTCTGTTTTGATTTTCTTCGAAGGATGCGGACTCCCATTCATCGTCCTCGTGATTAGTTAGATCGTGGAAATACTTTGCTAGTTCCGTAGCTATTCTTTCCAATTTTTTTGCTTCAGTGGTAGTGAATGATGTCCTGAAGATGTTGTGGTTTGTCTGAATGCTTCCCAACATTCCACCGCCTAAATAATTTTGATAGGCTGACATTCTGCTTCCCTCTCTGAAGCCGAATTTTGATAGGTCAATTTCGACTCCGCCTCCTCGTTGACTGTATTGTTGTCTCAGGATTGATGCTTCGATTTTTTCTCTTGTAGTTTTCATAGTGTTTATTTTTTAGATTGTTTATACTCGTTATACGCTGGATTTTTTGAAAGGTTACATTTCTTTTTTTATTTTTTTTATTTTCCATCCTGCATTAAAAAAGTCTGAATACATTATTTTGACGATTTCTTCTGCTTCACTATAAAGTTTATAGTTATAAACATCAATTTTTATTTTTTCAAATTCGTGGCGAATCAATGTAACGGAAAATGTTGGATTTGTTGTGTCTTCAGTTTTCATAGTGTTTATAGTTTTAGTGGTTAATTTACTTGTTATACGGGGTGATTTTTTAAAGGTTACATTTATTTTGATTTTTTTTTACCATGCAGTTTTGAAGTCTTTAAATTCGCTTTCGCCCTCTTCTTTCACTGTCACCTTCACTGTGTGGCGGAGTATTTTTTGAATGTCTCCGCTGTAATTATTGAAGATGTATCGTCTTAATTTGCCCTCGTTACCTTTGATGATCTTTTCGCTGTCATCTCTCAGTGTGATAATTTTATATTCGTTCATGTTGTTTGTTTTTATTAGTTATACGCTGGATTTTAATTAAGGTTACATTTATTTTGATTTTTTTTCTCTGATCTCATATTTATGATCTCTATAACTTTTCATCTCTTCTGCTGTCGGAGGATTTTTGAAGTCTATCCATTTGTTTCTCCATTTAGAAAAAAATTGTAATTGCTTGTCAGTTTTCATAGTGTTTATTTTTTTAGTTAAGACGAGCGATGTTCTGCTCGTTTCGTCCATTCAGGACTCATCAGTTAACTTTTTAATCTCTGAAGCCTAGACTGTCTAGATGCTCGTTTATTTCGTCAATTTCTCTCTGATAATAAGTGATCACCTCTTGACTTAAATTCTCTCTGATCGCTTTTTTTAGTTCATCACTCATCATGTTACGGAGTCTCAAGGAGTGACTGTTGCTAGTGATTTTTTGCTTTGCTGTTAGATTTTTCATAGTGTTTAGGTTTTAGTTGTTTATACTTGTTATACGGATGTTATTTTGAAAGGTTACATTTATTTTTTTAGTCTATAAGAATCTGCAAATTTATCTACATGAAACAATTCAATGTTTTCTAATCCCACCGTAGCATCTTTTCTAATGTATTCATGGCAGGTATCATCCGCAAAAGTTAAAATCCAGCGAGGATAAGGGCTGCGAGTCAGTGAAAGTATTGCTCCCTCTTTCATTGCTTCTTCTACTTGAATTTTTGTTAATTTCTGAGACGGTTTGAATTTTTTAATTAGTTCCATAATTTTAGTTTTTAGATTGTTTATACTCGTTATACGCTGATAATTTTGAAAGGTTACATTTTTTTTTAATATCGTAAAATGAACAGTAAACAGATAGCAGTGATAACATAAAGGATTGCTAATTTTAGAACTAATTTTTCTTTTCTTGTGTACATGATTTCTAGTGTTTAAAGTTAATGCAGTTGATAGGATACTGCTCCCCTTTGTTATTTATTTTACTTCTAATGTTATAAACTTTGCAATATAATCTTCACCTACTTCATAATATTTTGAATCAACTTCTAAAGCATCATTTGTAGATTGGTATGATTTAGTATTTATAATTCCTTTTTTAATAAGTGAACTAATAACTCCCCTCATAATAACCATATCTGTATCTATATCATTTGTATAACACCACATTGGGGTATCACTACTAAATTGTTCCTCTGTATAAAGTTTTATTAAATTTAATAATTCCATTTCTAATTTTGTTACTTGAGTTTTCATAATTTTAGTTTTTTAGTTGTTTGTTTTTCTGATACAAATATATGGTGACAATACTAATCCCACAAGCGGCATGGATAAAGGGTTTCACTTTTTCACTACCTCTGAACACATAATGAAATCAATGCATGTAGAAATATTTATTTTTAAAACACACATTGCATAAAAATGCAAAGTATTTTCATTTTTACAATGTTTATGCGGTCTGTAGAGGCTAACTTTAGAATGATTCTAAATAAGAAATGACTATTTTTTGACTTATTTTAAAAATAATGATGCTTTTTTTATGCTCGTATTATGTTTTTATGTATGTTTGTGCTGTTATCTCGGAAGGATAATAAAAGCATTTAAAGTATTACATCAAAAATAACAGTATACTGTTAGTAAAGCCCTTTCATTAATAGCCCTTCCGAGAAATTGGAAAGGGCTTTTACTTTTTATATATATAGGTGATGAATAAAAATAAACGATATGAATTCAAGGTATAGCAGATGTTCTCATGGAATGTATGGCCTTTGTTCCTTATTGCCTAAACTTAAATTGTAGATGATTTTTGGACCGAACACATGCTCTATTTTAGAGCGTGAAAATTACTTTTCCTAGGGGACTTTTCTTTCTTTTCTTAACAGTTTCTTACTCGTTGTTTCTTACTTCTTTTCTTTCTTTAAAGCTATAAAAAAACATACAAGATAAACAGTAAAAAATAAGACTAAAATAGACGTGAAAGAATAAAGACTTTTTTGCATGTCATGTTCAAGAATAAATACCAAAAATGACCAAAAACATGCTTACCAGATGAGAGGGTAAAAATCGAGAAAATAGCATCCAGCCCTTTGTGATTATACGTTACAGCCCTTTTTTCTTGTTTTTCAATTTTGCCGATAACGTCCTTTTGCATCTCATGTAAAATGTGCTTAAAACATTCCGCAGATATGCCCGATTGTAGTGGAAATCCTCTGCCCTTTTTTGGCAGAGATTGGAACAAAAAGCGGGTTGCCCGAAGGGACATCCTAATGATCTTACTTATTCTTTTCTCTAATACTCTCTATATACCATTTACCTTCTTTTTCTTTAGATAGTCTAGCATCAACATTCGGCTTGTTTCTAACTAGGATATACACTAGCTCTTCAACAGACATCCCAAACAGTCCCGCTAAGGTTAAAAGATCTCCTAGGCGGATTAAATAGGGGTTGTGTATCCATTCTCTCAGAGTTAAATTACTGACGTTTAAAGCCCTTGCAATGTCTGTTCTCGATAGTCCTGCTTTCTTCCCTCTGAAGACGATAGGGTTATTCTCTTGCGCTCTGTATAAGATTGCCATAGTGATACGGTTTTAGTTACGGTTATTTGCTGTGCTGTGAGGAAAGATGGTAAACGGAAATCCTTCAGTCACATGCACAAAGATACAGTTATAAAAACAGTTCTCCAAATAATTTAGTTTCCTTTGTTAGTGCACTGATCAGAGGGTATGTCGGCTTAGAAAACAAAACAGAACTCATTTGTTTGTGTTAGTCGGCTCTGTAACCCTTGTTACGATTCGGTTTCGGTTCGTTTCAACGAGGCTTTCAATCTCGATTCGATACCCACCCGATAGCGTTAGAATTGCTTTCGGAACGGCTAGCCCCCCCCCGTTTGGTACGTTTAACCCCTGTCCCTAACTCCTGTAAATCATTTTTCCCCAGGAATCCACCCTGTTTTTCATTCTTAAAAGCGATCCACCCTATCGTGTCCACCCTTTTTAAGGGTGTGTTTCTGGATGGTGCACTGCCATTGGTCTAAGGGCAAACTTTTTTTAGAATTTTGGCATATTTTGCATGAATTTTTCATAGAATGTGTATGGCTTTGGGATGAATTTTGGATATATCTTGCATATTAGAATAATAATGTTTAAGTTTGCGGAAACTAATAACTTACACATGGCTAACAAAAGAAATTTAGGTGAGGCTGACAGTTTAAACAGACCTAGGTTGAGTGATGACGAGGTTGACTTGATAAAGAATTATAGGGTACAGATGTCGTTGTTGGAAGAGGAGTGTGAGACAGCTGGGATAGATCCTATGACGGTAAAGCATTATTGGTATAAGAGTAAGGTTTTCAGTATGTTTGCCAAGCCGAACACCAAGTCGCTGGTTGACTTGAAGAGTGAGCTGCTGAGGGATATGGATAGGCACAGTCCTAAGTACCCAGTGATAAAGAGGGTAAAGTCGAAGGACATGCACTGTTTGGTTATTGATCCTGCTGACATACATATAGGTAAGTTGGGCAGTGAGTATGAGGTTAACGATAGGTATAATAATAGTATAGCTGTAAGGAGGGTTCGTGAGGGTGTTGATGGGTTGCTGGAGAAGGCGAATGGGTTTAATGTTGATAAGATTGTTTTGGTTATAGGTAATGATATACTTCACACAGACAATTCGAAGAGAACGACAACGAGTGGCACACCTCAGGATACTGATGGGATGTGGTATGATAACTTTCTGTTGGCGGAGAAGCTTTATGTGGAGATTATAGAGAAGCTGATGCCCTATGCGGATGTTCATGTGATACACAATGTTAGTAACCACGACTATATGACTGGATGGTTTTTGGCTGAGACGCTGAGGGTATGGTTCAAGGGTAGTAAGAATGTTACGTTTGATACGGACATGAAGCACAGGAAGTATTTTGTTTACCACGACAATCTGATAGGGACTACACATGGTGATGGGGCAAAGAACGCTGATCTTCCGTTGCTAATGGCACACGAGTGCAAGGGGTGGAGTAAGGCAAAGCACAGATATATTTATACTCACCATGTACACCATAAGAATGCGAAGGATTACCAGGGGGTAACGATAGAGAGCTCAAGGTCTGCGAGTGGTGCGGATGGATGGCACAGCAGAAATGGCTACGAGGGTGCTCCAAAGGCTATAGAGGCATACATTCACCACCCGAAGTATGGTCAGGTAGCTAGGCTGACACATATATTTTAGTTTAGCTTTTAGTCGAGGGTGATTATTCCGTATCTTTAGGATATGGATACTATACTCGAGATCAAGAAAAAGAATTTTTATTTAAGGATGTTCATCCTCCCGATATACTCAAGCAAGATATGCTTTGTGAGGTTTAATGATGGTAAGGGATACGACCAGGTAATAAAGTTTCTGAAGGGAATTAATGTTGACTGCGAGAGCTATGATGCGAGTGAGTATAGGGATGCGTATGGCTTTGTTGCTAAGGAGAAGACAAAGTACGGAAGCGTTCACTTTATGTTTATGAACATGTGTGAGGAGTATAAGTCGGAGCATGTGAACACGCTGTCACACGAGACGTATCACCTGGTGCAGAACATATGCTCACACCATGGATTGGAGTTCAATCCCACAGGTGACAACGAGCACATTGCGTATCTAACTGGAACCATCTACTCAGAATTAAATAAGATGTAGTGTGCACTATACTGCTCTTTTGTGTGTAAGTGTGCGATTATTTTTAGAAATAGCAATTGAAAGAGCAATAGGAGGCACTATTTAGTGTATTTATAATGTATGCTCTTGCATATACTTAATGTTGGCTATTACAAACAAAATGCGTCTTTATGTTTGTAATAGCCAACATTATAGCTAAAAATGCGTCTTTATGTTTGTAATAGCCAACATTATAGCTAAAAATTGGGGTTAATGTTAGTTTTTTTATACATAGAACTGGGGTAACTTACTCTTCTTTAAATATTTCTTTATAGTATTCCTCTGCTGTTTTATCTGTGCTATATTTGCCTTCGTTATATGCATCCCAGTAAACACTAATTATCTGCTCTTTCTCCATTTCTTTGGCTTTGTTGTGTATATCACTTGGGATTCCATCAGGTAATAATCCATTTTTTGATAGTTCAAATAATAACCATTCTACTGCTGTTTTCATTAGTCTTGTTTGTTTAGTATTTCTTTTAACTGATTAAAAATTGATTCAGCACCCTCACCCCAATACATATCACATTTACCATCCTTAATAGGAGATTCCATAAAGTAAGATTGCAGCAATAATTCCTTAGCTGTGTATCTTTTGCACTGGTCTTTGACTGGGCAATTTTGCCCTTTGCATGTAGTTATGTCTAACATATTAATTTTTTTGAATGCATTGTAACACACCCTTTGTTATAATGCAAAATTAAGTTATAATGGTTATACCCTTTCTATTTTAAAAAAATGTAAGGATATAACCTTGTTTAAAAACTATATTTCGGCACTTTTTTGTTTTAGTGCCAATAATTTGTCACAATTATTTGTAAAATTGTGACACTATAGTTCGTCACAAATATATGCTATAATTCGGACAGATTTATGATACCCTAAAGTATTTTTGTTTAACCAGGTACTCGTACAGCTTGCCTACCGACTGACATATTTCTTTTCCATCATCGTGTGCCTCCATGTGCTTCTTTGGTTTTCCGCTTATTCCATCCTTGTCGTATAGATACCAGTTAAGCCAGTCACAACCTTCTTTTGTAAGAACATACTTCCAGAGCTTGTTTATTATCATCTCATCCGAAGGGTTAAAATCTAGTGTGTCGATGCCGATGTCGTATGCCTTCTGTTGTGTTGCATAGGATTCGATCATAAGGTCGATGATCTCCTTAAATTCTTTCTTTGTCATTAGTCTTGTTTGTTTAGTGAGTTGATAAAATCAGAATAATTTATTCCGCTATCTAATCCAGCTGGTTTATTAAAGTTTAGACAAGCCCTCCAACATTCTCTCATATCTTCCTCTGTGTATTTCTTAGCCATATCTTCTTGGTAGTAAGTATCAAATGCAAATTTAATCATATCTTGCTCTGTATATTTCTCAACCATATCTTGTTGACATTGAAAATAGCCATTGATAAATCCATCATACAAATCTTGTTTGCTAAAAGCAAGTGATACAAAGTCATTTGCCATTGCTTCTATTTCTTCTTGTGTTTTCATATTATTCTTCAAAGTTTTTCTTTAGGTTCTGTTTGATTATTACATTCTTTACTGTGGAGACGTATGTGCTGTCCTCAGCGTACTTATCACCAAGCTTTGCAAAGTATTCATCCTCTGTGTCGATGTTGCACATTACATTCGCTTGGTACATTGCGTAGTCATAAACGCAGTCAATCCAGTCCCTGTAGTAGGAGTGATTATTCTTTGTGCCAAGAGATGTTGTTACACGAACTCTCGCCTGCTTCATCCCAAATAGGTTATTGTTCTTCTTGAAGATGTTGCTTGTAAAGTTTGCCGACTCAATCTTTGCCTGAGCGAGAACGATATGCGGGTACTTAATGTTGCAGCTCTTAAGCAGCTCTACCAGGGCATCTTCGCTGAATGGCTCACCATGCAGCACAGACTTCTTTATCACGTTTGTGTTGTGGGTGTAGTTCCTTATAATGTACTGATCGCTCATTCTTCCCAAAACATATGCAAGTGCAAGTAGTGCTACGATTATTAGTGTTAGCTTTATGTATGATCGAGTCTTTAATTTTTCAAAGGAAACTGTGTCCCTGTTATATCTGAATACCTTCATGTTATTTATAGATTTCGTTTTTAATGATGTAGTTAACTGTTGACTGTAAAAACATTTTACCGTTCTTTGTTCTATATCCAGCATCGTTAAGGATGTTTGCAATGCCTGTTGGACGGTGGTTTACAGACAGATCCTTTATCGTCTTGATAATCTTTTGCTCTGACTCGTTTGGAACAAGATTCCCATCAACATTGTCAAAGCCAAGCATTGGTCTTGAGTAGATCTTGTTTGTGTCCTTCTTATTCTTAAGAACAACCTTAGTTCTTTCTCCTGTGATGTTTCTCTCGAACTCAGCAAATGAAATGATTGTGGAGAACATTAGTCTACCGATTGCTGTCTTAGTTGTGAATGATGATCCACCCATGTCAACGATGTGCAGTGCAATGTCGTTACTGTTCCACTCGTCAACTGTGATAAGTGCATCCTTTAGATTTCTGAATAATCTGTCTGGCTTGATTGCAATTATTGCGTTTGCCGAGTTGAGTTCAGCCTTAATTTCCGAGCCACCCTTTCTCTTGTAAAGTTCTGTGAACCCAGAGACATCCTCGTCAATGATGAACTTAGAGATTGTGATACCCTTAAACCTTGCGTACTCTCGGATTTGTTTTTCTTGAACCTCTAATGAGCCTTCCTGATCCGATGTTGATACTCTGATGTATGCGATTGCTGTTTCCATAGTTATTGTTTTTGGGTAGTTGTACGCAGGCAATTCAAAAAGGTTACAAAAAAAGTGAATTATTTTAAATTTTTATATTGTTCCTTTAGGGAAGCCTCAAGTTCAAACATCCACTTCCACTCTGGATTGTTCTCGATTGCCTTCCTGTTGTGGTCCCAGAGGTAGTGTTCCTCATCTGTACCGAGTACAATGTTCTGCTTGTTAAGCTTAAACTTAGGGTACTTGTTCATCCCCTTTGGGATAACGTGGAGGAAGTTTATTGGTGATGGCTCTCCCAGTGGCTCAAATGATATTTGAGAGTAGTGAGGTCTCTCGTTCCATATCTCAAGGAACAGCTCCTTTTCCCCTGTAGCCTTACGCTTGTAGGATAGCCCCTTCTTCTTTTCCTTTACAACCTTTTCTGGTTTTGGATCAGGTCGAAATTTCCGAGCCGATTCGATGTTCATCTTTATAAAGTTTCTTATCATAGGTCCCAGTTTTCTTCTTGAGTTATTATCACTTGTTTCTTTGTTGCTACAACCTCGTGGTGAACTATCGGTGTTGCATTGTCCTTCTTCCACTGTATCATCGCTAACACCTCGTGCTTCATGTACGGTACAGGTATCTGAAAGTTCTGCATTGGATTTGCAGGGTTTATCCAGTGTATTGACAGCTGACCAATCTTAAGCCCAGTCTTCTTCTCCATCATGTATGCGTAGATAGACAACTGAATAGCATAGTCATTGTACTTTGAGTTCTGAAGGTGTGATAGGCATCCTAGCATGTAATCATTTCTAAGCTTACCATGCTTGTCGATCTCCTTCTGCTTTATGCCCTGGTAGTTTGTCTTGAAGTCAACGAGGTCTATCACAGACTTCTTGCTTGATGTTACCTGCATTGGTTGATCCATTGTACCAGCAAGCCTGTTCTCTTCATCATAAACAACAACCTCGTTGTATACCCTGTAGTATCCTGTGTACTGTGACACGATGTCAAGGATTGCCTCCCGAAGGTCTTCATCCTCTGGAAGAACCTCTGTTGTCTTGTTAAACCTTTCAATTGCGTTATGTATTCGGGTTCCTTCGTCTGTTCTACTCTCCCACTCGTCAAGCACAGACTGCTTTGTTCTTCCCTCAGACTTTGCAACCTGACTGGAGATCATCTCCTTGTTGAATGCCTTCTTGAATGGTGATCTAAACTTCGATACCGATTCATAATCATTCCCATCAGTGTCCTTGTATGTGTGTGACACTGGCTCTAATTTAACGTAGTTGTCTAATCCTTGAATCATAGTTTTACTTTTTTAACGTGTCTTATGTTTACTCCTAAAAAGCTCGATGCCTCCTGTATTGTTGTTGCCACACATGTGACATTTGTTTTGACGTTTATGTATGTGTGAGTCTTTTGTCTGTCGAAGTCGATGATGTCCCCGAGTCGTATCACATAGTCTCGATCAAGGAATATCTTTTGGATTTTGAAGTCGATATATGCCCCATCGTTAATGATTCGGATGAACTCATTCTCTCTGTTCATTACAGCTGCCCAGCTCTCATCGTTTGGAACATTTATCTCATTAAGCTTTCTTTTAAAGGCTTTATTGAAAACCTTGCTGTCTGTCTCAACCTTTATATAGATCGCCTTCTTTATGTAGTTGTACATTACTTCTTAATTTTTTTATATAAAACATCTTGTGAAAGTACGAACTTGTTGTCGGCAAGTATCTCGTTTATTTTCTTCTGAGAAAGTTTACCCTTTATAAGTCTTGACTTGTATACATAATACTTTGGGGACAAAGCTGATGTGTTTTCCCAAAAGATTTCATGTAGTGCTTGCTCTTGATTGTATATCATGATGCAAATGTAAATAAAGTTTTTTTAATAACAAAATTGTTAGGGTTTATTTGAGTGCTATTTGTAATCATTCTAAATAAAAATATATATTTGTTTTTAAATTACTCTTATAATGGCAGATGACAAAAATATTTCTTCATTTCCATCATTCTTAGCAACTAAAGAAGAGAAGGCTGAGGATGAATATGGATTAAGATATGCGAGAGCAATCTGGTCGGAATATACAAAGAATAGTACCCTATTTAACACACGCAGACAGCGTGATATTATGAATAGGAAGTACGCTGAAGGACTTGAATCCATACAGAAGTACAAGGATCGCCTTGACTTAAATGGTGACACATCATACTTAAACCTTGACTTCTCTCCAGTTAACAGAATTGCAACAATCGTTGACAATATTGTTGGACGGATGATGAATCAAAACTATAAGATTCAGTGTAATGCCATTGATCCAGAATCAAAGACAGAATTTGACAAGCACAGAGACAAGCTTTATGCTGACATGTTCCTAAAGGAGTTTTCTGAGTCAATGGAGCAGACCACAGGAATCTCTATGGTTGATAAGAGTAGAAACATCCCAGAAACGGATGAGGAGGCAGAGCTTGACTTGAAGTTAAAGTACAAGCCAGCTGCATCGATTGCAATGGAGAAGGCTTTACAGTTTGTCTTCCAGAACAACGACTCTGAGGAGATTCGTAGAAAGATACTGCGTGACTTGGTTGTAATCAAGCGTGCAGCAACATACCGTTACTACGATGAGAATAAAAACATTAGATATGACTATGTAGATCCAGTCGATGTTATTACTCCATATTCAAAATATGAAGACTTTAAAAACATTCAGTATGTAGGTGTTTTAAAGCAGTACACTATAAACGAGCTGGCTCAAATGAATCCGAAATTTACGGATGAGCAGTTGTTTGAAATCGCAAAAACGCAAGCTGGAAAAAATAACAACCCATTGTGGAGCTGGTCATTGTCGTATGAGGGTTATTACAACAACACAGGATTAACTGCATCTCGTCCTTATTATAACTTCAACATTACTGTAATGGAATTCTTTTTCCTTACAATTAATAGAGACGTTAGCACAAAGAAGGTTAACCCAAAGGGTGGATTCTTCTTTGATAAAAAAGCAGACAACTATACAAACGAGGTTTCCCCAGACGTTATTGTGCTTGTTGAGTCAGACACAATGTGGAAGGTTAAGGGTGAAGAACTTGAGGTTGGAAAGGGTGTTGCAAAGACATCTGACGATGCAAGAAAATACTTTGCAAAGTTAAAGACAGACAAGAGATCTGCTGCAATTGAAGTTATTTCAAAACAACATCAGTACAGATACGAAGGGGTTTGGGTTCCTGGAACATCTTACCTCTTCAACTATAAGATGTCAGAAAACATCGAGAGAGATAATGCAACAGGTAGCTATAGCCCAAAGGCGGAGTTACCAATATGTATTGTTGCTCCTGGTATCTATGACATGGAGAACAAGTCACTTGTTGAGAGAATGATTCCTCACGAGGATCAGATTAACTTGATCAACTTAAAGACTCAGCAGCTATTAATTAAAGCGAAGCCTCCTGGTGTGGCTATCGACTTAGAGGGTATGGATGCAATTGTTTCTGGTATGGGTAACCCTAATAACTCCAAGATGGATGGTATTGAGATTACTAAGATGTACGAGCAAACAGGATCATACACATTTAGAAGTCGTGATAAGAATGGTAACCCTATCAATGGTCGTGTAATCGAGCCATTGCAGAATGGAATCGGAAGAGACTTTGCTGTTTTATTCCAGGCATACAATCAAGAGCTTCAGAAGATGAATGACGTTATCGGATATAACTCAGCAGTTGATGCGAGTTCTCCTGACTCAGAGGCTTTAGTTGGTTTACAGAAGATGGCAGCTCAAGCATCAAACAATGCATTGAGACCGCTTTATCAGTTCGCTAATAACCTTATTGTCCGTCAAGCAAAAAGAATTGCTCTAATGATACAGGATAGCATTGTTTATAACAACAAGGCATTCATGGATGCAATCGGATCGTATTCAACTGATACAATAACATACGGTAAAAAGATTGCTTACAATCAGTTTGCCATTAACATTGAGTTGCTACCCGATGAGGAGGAGAAGCTTCAGCTTGAGAACCTTATTGGTCTTGGTATTAACCAGGGTATACTAATGCCATCTGATGTTGTTCGTGTTCGCCAGGTGTTGAAGGAGGACGTTAAGTCAGCTGCTCAACTAATGGTGTTGTTTGAGGAGAGAAACAGAAAGAATGCACAGGCTGCTAAAACTGCCGACATACAAAACAATGGTCAGGTTCAGATGCAATCTGCACAGGCTGCATCTCAAGCACAGGCACAATTAGATCAAGCTGTAACAGCAAATAAAATCGCTGTCATCAATGCCCAAGCGGAGATTGATATGAGAAAACTTGAGTTTGAATACAGTCTACAGATGCAACTTCAATCACTTAAAAATCAAGGTGCAGACACTGTTGCCTACATTAATACTGGTGGTAGAAAAGATGTTCAAGATGCTGCTAACCAAGGTAAGGTTGCTGCACAGCACGTTGCCAACGAAGGTAAAGTTGCAGATCGTCACTTAGTTAACCTTAGTGAAGAAATCAAACAAGGTAAAAACCATCAATTAGAAAAAGAAAAGATGAGTGGTGCGATGGGAACACCCGCAATGCTTTAAAATAAGCTCTAATTTATAATCATTTTAAATAAGAATTTATATTTGCAATTATTAGTAGTTAAATTTAATTAAAAAAAACAAAATGGATTCATTACAAGAAGAAATTCAAGCAGGATTAAATCAAGCATTTAAAGGCTCACCAGTTGACACAACGGGGATGGGCTTTGAGAATGTAATTAAAGAGTCAATTGTTGAAACAAAGCCAGTAGAGTCTACTCCACCAGCTGAACCAGCAAATACTTTAGAAGATAATAAACCAGATCCTGTTGATACAGGTTCGGACTCAGCAGCAGCGAAAACCTACAAGTCATTTGAGGAGGAGTTAGCCGAAAGAACCGAAGGTAAATTTAATAAGTGGGAAGACGTAGAAGCTATTGTAAAGACTCCGAAAGAAGAATTTGCAAGCGAGCAAGTTAAACACTGGAATGACCTTGTAAAAAAGGGTGTCAATTTAGACAAAGAGTTCTTTGAATTACAAGAAAAAGATTTTGAGAATATGGACGATCCATTGGAAATCAGAAGAGAGGCGATGAAACGTCACCCTGATTACGCTGGATTATCTGCGAGAAGCTTAGAGTTTGAGTTGAATAAAAAATATAACTTAGACGAATGGGTTGACAAGGATGATGAGGATCTCACTGATGAGGATCAGCACAACATCGAACTTTTAAAGCGTGATGCATTAAAGGATAGAGAGTGGTTAGTTGATTACAAAAATGAGAGAACATTTTCTAAGACACCAGATCCAACACAATTGTCGAAAAAGGCTGAGTCAGAAAGACAGGCACAGGACAACTGGGAAAGATTTGTTGACGAGGAGCTTGCCAATAAAACTTCAAAATTATCAACAAGGATCGATGACAAAGATACGGTTGATTTCGAAGTGTCTGATGCGGATAAGAAATATGCTGCTGACATGATGAAGTCAATGACGAAAGATATTTCGGTTTTTTGGAATCAATTTGCGGATAAGGATGGAAAAGTAAATCAAAAGGCTGTGTACGAGATGATATTGTTCCACAAGAATAAGGACAACATTATTAAGATAGCACACCAAAACGCTTTAGCTAAGGGCAAGGAGTCCGAGGTTAAGTCGATTAAAAATGTCCAGTTTGAGCCAAACGCTTCAACTACATCAACGAAAGTTGACTGGAGAGTGAAAGCCTTACAGGAAGCAGAAAAACATTTATAAACAATTTTAATTTTAAAAAACAATGGCATTATCAAGCGTACCAAGCATGGTACAAGCAGTAACATCCCACAACTGGGTAGGTTCTGCACAATTATACAACCTATTGAAGCCACAGTACGATTCTAAATTGTACAAGGCTCTAGGAGATCAAAACATGACAGGCTTAATGAATGAGCTTGGCGGATGGAACCCTATCTCAGGTATTGAGTACATGCACTCTGAAGAAGATTGGTTGCATGAAGTAGTTAAGTGTGATGCAAATGCAGGTGGAGCTCCTGATGCAGCTGTTACTTTAACTGTTGCTGCTGGTTACACTTACACATGGCCAGCTGGAGCAATTTCTCCTTACTTAGTAGTTCCAACACCTCCAACCACAATGGGTGGAACAACTAATCCAGTTCGTTTACAGGATACGATTAAGTTTCCAAACGGTGTTGAGGCTCAAGTAACTGCTGTTTCTGGTTCAACATTCGCTGTTACTCCTGTTGTTTCAGGTGAATCTATTCCTGCGGTTCTTATTACTGATACATTAATTATCACTGGTAATGCTCACCAAGAGGGAACTGATCAACCACTTTCTCAAGCTCGTAGAATTAACCGTTACGTTAATAACATGCAGATCTTGAAGGAAAGCAACAAGTCTACAGGTACTTCATTAGGTGAAGAAATCTGGGTAGAGGTTGAAGGATTAAACGGTCAAATGGGTTACTTGTATTACTACAAGGGACAACATGATGCATACAGAGCTTCTCGTAACTTACGTGAGGTAGCTTTAATCACTGGTAAGAAAGTTACAAATACAGTTCTTGCTACTGCTCAACCTACTTTAACTAAGACTGAAGGTATGATTCCTTTCGTTCAAAACTATGGTAACACAACTACGTACAATGCTATCACTGGTATTACTAAGGCAGATTGGCAAACAATGACTACTGATCAAATCGATAAGTATCGTGGTGCAAAAGAAAACGCTGTTTATTCAGGTATTCAATTGCGTACTGGTATTGACAACTTCGTGTCTATCGAAATGAAAAACGGTGGTGTTCAATATGGTGCTTTCTCTGGTGGAAAAGATCAATTCGTGAATTTCTCTTTTGATTCTTTCATGGTTCAAGGTTACACTTACCACTTGAAAACATATGATGTATTCAACTACAAAAATATGTTAGGTGCTGCTGGTCAAACTTACGTTCAATCAGCTGTTGTTATCCCAATGGATAAAGGAGTTCACTCTTTTGGTCCAGATGACAAAAAAGAAACAGTTCCATCTATCCGTATGAACTACGTTTCTCAGTCTAAGGCTGGTGGAACATATTCTCGTGATTGGGAAGAGTGGCCAACTGGTGGTGCTAATGGTGTTTACACTAATGAGTCAGACAGTTTACAAATCAACTGGAGATCTCACTTCGGATTCGAAGGGTTTGCTCCTGGTCGTTTTGTTTGGGTTACTCCTGCATAACATGATTAAGAAGGAAGCGAGAAGAATATCTCTCGCTTCCTTTATTTTATATTATAGTAATTAAATTAAATTAAATTAAAAAAAATGGAAACAATGCAAATGTCCCAAACAAAATTGGGATCCTATTCTGATTTTAAATCAGGTAATTTCTTTAGCAAAGAGTTCATCTTTGTTCTAAACCACATTAATCAGGCACCTTCTTATAAAAGCGGCAGAGGTAGAGGGGTGAGTTATCCTCCTTCTTATCGTTTACTGTTGGTAGATCAAGTATTTGACTCTTCTACAGGTGTTATGAGAAACATTAGATACATCCCAGGTGAGATGTCAATCTTTCAAGACGAACAAACCCCAGACGACAAGATCCCTAAAAAGAATTTTCATTTAGAATTTATTGATGGTGATAAATTAGTTGATGGTCGTCAAACATTATTAATCAAGTATTTAATGACTACCAATAAAAACGGTAGCAATCCAAATAGAGACAAGTCTGTAAGACCTGCTTTCTTCACTGTAGATCCAGGAGAAGGATTAAAGTCGGTAATGGACTCCGATGAGTTATTAGCAGAAGCACAACACTTCTGTTACAAGGGAGAATGGGACGAGGTTGCAGCGTATGCAATGGTGTTAGGTATTCCTTTGGATAGAGATTCTCGTGAGATTCGTTATTCATTAAGAATGAAGGCAACTCTTGATCCTAAGCAATTCATGGAAGGCTTAAGAAGTCCTAAGATGAAGCGTAAGTATTTCGTTATGGAAGCAATTAAGGAGGGTATCATCGTTAAGAACTCATCTACAAACACTATCAATTGGAAGGATGGCGGTGCTATCACTCAAGCTCCAATGGGTAAGGATTTAGTGGACGACTTTGTTGATGCTTCATTTAGTCCAAACGGAGAAAAGGTTTGGAGTGCAATCATGGGAATATTAAGACCAGAAGCGTCTCTTCCTAAGGTTGCAACAGAACTTCAAAATGTTCCATCTAACGCTGATCTTAATCAGATTAAAATAGATGTAAAGCCAGTGATTCCACAGGTTATTATAGCAGACATCTCTGACGAGGAGGTTTCTGACTTTATTGACAGAGGACTTAAATCTGGTGCAATTGTATTTACCAAGCCGCAATGGCATAAGATTGACGGGAAAAACTATTCAAGAAAAGCTTTGGCTCAAGAATTGAAAGTTAATCCAATCTTGCTTGCTAAGTTAAAAACTGAACTAAGCAAATAGGCTTTGTAATTAAAAAGAATCCTCCTAATTAATTTTAGGGGGATTTTTTATTTTATATATAATAATGACTATATTTGTAAAAAAACATTATGGCAAATACCCCAGCTTGGACCAGGAAAGAAGGCAAGAACCCTTCTGGCGGACTAAATAAAAAAGGCATTGATTCTTACAGAGCAGCTAATCCTGGCAGTAAACTTAAGTTAGCTGTTACTACTAAACCATCTAAACTTAATCCTGACAGCAAAGATGCTAAGAGAAGAAAGTCTTTTTGTGCAAGGATGTCTGGGGTTGAAGGGCCAATGAAAGATGAAAAGGGAAGACCTACAAGAAAGGCTCTTTCTTTAAAAAAATGGAACTGTTAAAATAAAAAATATGAAATCAAAATTATCCTTATGTCAGCCCTGTAAAAAAGACAGCAATCCTATGGCAAAGACAAAGCAACAAGCAGAAAGGGAAAAGAAGCTAAAGCTAAAAGGAGTGGAAAAAGTTAACATGGGTGAATATATTTTACTCATTGGTAAAGATGCTACTGAAATCTTTGACTATTATAAAGTAGATGAGATGCATGGGTTAAATAGAAAAGATGCCCAAGCTGAAGAAGTAGATATGACAACTCCTAAAAAAGGTGATCAAGGTAATGGTGTATACATGTATGGGTTAACTAATTATGATCCCGCAGATAAAAAATTAACTGCTAAAGATCCATACAAACCTTTTTTGTTTTTAAATATGGGTACATTAAGAAAATATAATATTACAGAAAAAGCTACAGCTATTATGCACGAAACTATGCACATGAGTATCTTATTAAACAACTGGAATATAAAAGACAAAGAAGAAGAAGCAATTACTTATGCTGAAGATCAAGCAAACAAGATAATAGAAATACTAAAGTAGAAACACCTAAAAAAAGTTTTTTTTCTAGGAATTAATATAAGAGGTATGATTATGGTGAAGACAAAGTAGCTAATACTAAGAAAGATTCCTGTAACTAAACCCCATTCAATCTTAGAAGAATAAAATAAATATTTTTACAATTACGATGCCTGCTATTTATAGTGGGCATTTTAATTTACTGTTATTCAGCAGGTTGTAAAATAATTTGCTTTTTTTGTAACCTTTTTAAGTTGTCTGCGTTTAACTCACTATAAACCAATTAAAACTTAAATCTATGAAAAAGTTAATTGTAATGCTATTGTTGATCAACTTAAACGTGTTTGGTCAGTCTCATCAAGAACAAGTTATTAAGTATGTGGACAAGCACCTTGGTAAAAAGGTTGGAGATGGTTTGTGCTATGAATTAGTTCAAGGTGCAATCAGAACATACGACAGAAAGTTTGATGGAACCGTTTCGGGTAACGATAAATATGGTATTCTTATTGACTCTGTTGACATTGCTCCTGGTGATATTCTAAGAATGACAGGCGGCACAAAGCATCGTATTAAGCATGTTTGTATTGTTTACAAGGTTGTTTCTGATGGCTTTTTTGTAGCAGAACAGAACACTAATAACAAGTTGAGCGAAAGTGTTGTTAAAATACATTTTTATTCAGCTGATTGGATTGAAGAGTATTATGGAAAAATAAAGTGCGATTATTATAGACTTCCATAATAATCACTATATTTGTAAAAAAAAATATTATGGCAACATTATCTTTATCTAAATCTTGTGGAACAACTGGTGATCCTGTTACTGACAAGTGTTCTAAAAGTAAAATGAAACTTCCTAAAAGAGATCGTAAACCAATGACATCAAAAACGTCAAAAAATGATGGTCGTGATTATAGGGTAGAAGAGCCTGAAGGAGGTTCGAATATGAATATGCGTGACCTTTCTGGTACTTCTGGTAACTATCGCCCTTCACCTGAAAAAAACTCCTCATATACTGAAGAGGAACGTGCTAAGGGAAAAGTATATGAAGAGGCTGCAACAAAAAATAGAAGAGCAGTTGAACGTGCTAAGAATTTTAAAAGCGGTATGTTAGGCAAATAAATTGATTAGTAATCATTTATTTAACTAAAAACTTAAGCTAAAAAATAATGGAAAGAACTCCTGCTGGAATAATTAGAAAGATCGTTGTTGGACATAATCCAAAGGATGAGGGAATGGCATTTGTTGTCGGAAATAAATTTGGTGATAAATTAATTACAGATATTGTCGAAGATATTAATCAATTCCATATCTTTGGCAAAGTTCGTTTTTTGATATACGTTAAAATTAACGGAAGAGGAGAGCATATGTTGTGGAAAAGCCTTGATGGTGTTCCTGTTACAATAGAGTATGACCTGTCTCAATCAGAGGCGATAGTATAAAAAATATTACAGTATAGTATAATTTAATTAAACAGTTGTGAAGCTAATCAAAGATTTATTCTTGATCCGAGCTGATATTGATTCTAAAAGAGTCACTTCAGTTATTGGACACAGTGGAGGTAATCTACACCTTGATACTGATTTTAATAAATATCATCACGCAACCCAAATTGGAGAGGTTGTGTTTAATGCACAAATAATTGATTCAGAATACAGAAACGATAACCCTGTTAAGTCGGGAGACGTTGTTGTGTTCCATCACTTCGTTTGCCAACCAGACAATGAGGTAAAGTATAATGACGAAAATCTTTATAAGTGTGAATACTATCACATATGGGCTAAGATCGTTAACGCAAAGTTAGAGCCACTAGAAGACTATATATTTGTAGAGCCTGTCCTTGAGCCAGAGGAGCACACGAGAACAGAAAGTGGTCTACTGTTAAGAACAGAGAGAGCTTACCTAAAGAATGTGGGTAAAGTTTTTGCCTTGTCAAATCAGGCTAAGAAGAGTGGACTAAGGTTGGGGGACATTGTTTTCTTTACAAACAATGCTGACTACGACATTAAACTTTTAGGTACAGACCTTTACAGAATGCAGCTCAGAAACATTATCGGCATTGAGAGAAACGGGAAACTGGCTTGCCTAACAAACAAGATGCTTGTTGCTGACATTACAGAGGCTGAGGTGAGATCGGGATTGTATTACCAAAAGAATCCACGAGTTCGTGTGGGTATCGTTTACAATATTGGCGAGGATATTAAGGGTGTTGCTATCGGTGAAAAGGTTAGCTACTTCAATGGACTTACCAGTGAATTAAATTATTGCGGAAAGAAGTATTCATTTTTAACAACAGAAGATATAAACTATAAATTTCTATGAAAATAAAACCATTATTAAATCGTGTAGTGATTGAGCAGGATGATGCTCAAGGAAAAACTTTAGGGGGATTAATCCTTCCTGATTCAGCAAAGGAGAAACCATATTCTGGGAGGATCGTTGCAAAGGGAGACAAGGCAACACTTGTAGAAGTGGGTGACATTGTTCTGTACCAAAAGTATAGAGGAACTGACATATCTATTGATGGCAAGGAGTATATGATTATGCAACAGGAAGACATTTTAGCAATTCAATAATTAAACAAATAAATAACTATGAAAAGAATAATCTTCGGAAAGGAAGCAAGAGAGAGGCTTAAGGCTGGCTCGGATGCAGTAGCAAATGCTGTAAAGGTGACATTAGGTCCATTGGGACGTAACGTAATTATTAGTGAGTATCATGGAGCAGAGCCATCTGCAACAAAGGATGGTGTGTCTGTTGCAAGATCAATTCAATTAGAGGATCCAATCGAAAATGTTGGTGCTCAAATTATCAAGGGTGTTGCAAGAAAGACTGTTGACGATGCTGGTGATGGAACAACTACAGCTACTGTGTTGGCTCAGAGTATGATCAACGAAGGCCTTGTGGCTATCTCAGGAACCGCTAATCCAATGGATGTTAAGCGAGGAATGGATAAGTCTGTTGCGATTGTTGTTAACCACATCAAGTCTATCTCTAAGAAAATTGATGGAGATGTTGAGAAGATTAAGAATGTTGCAACGATCTCCGCTAACAATGACTCAGAAATTGGTGATTTAATCGCTTCTGCCTTCGCTAAAATTGGTGAGACAGGTGTTATTGACATCGAGGACTCAAGTACAGCAGAAACGACAATTCGTGTTGTTGATGGGATGCAAATTGACAAGGGGTACATCTCCAAGTATTTTGTAACTAACCCAGAGAAGATGGAGGTTGTTATGGAGGATGCATTGGTTATTGTAACTGACCATGACATCACGCTATCGAAAGAAATTATTCCTATCTTAGAGAAGGCAATACCAACTGGCAAGCCTATCTTTATTGTGTGTTCTGACTTAACTCAAGAGGGTTTGTCTTTCATCACAATGAATAAGTTACAGGGAGGATTAAAAATATCTGCAATTAAACCATCATCTGCATATAGAGCTGAGGCATTGTCTGACATCGCTACCTTGACGGGTGCAACTGTTATCTCTGAGTCTATTGGGATTAAGATTGAAAATGCTTCTATGTCTCACTTAGGTAGCTGTGGTAAGATTGTTTCAACAGAGTTGACCACATCATTTATTGATGGTAAAGGTTCTCCTGAAGCGATTAAGGTTCGCCAGGATGAGGTGACTGCGTTGTTAGCAAACGCTAAGTTAGAATTTGACATTGATCGTTTAAAGCGAAGATTGGCAAGATTGTCTGGTGGTGTTGCTATCATGTCGGTTGGTGCGTCTACGGATATTGAAATGAATGAGAAGAAGGATCGTGTTGACGATGCTGTTAGAGCTACAAGGTCTGCCATTGAGGAAGGTATTGTTGCAGGTGGAGCATCTTGCTTGTTATCATGCATGAATGTTTTAGAGGCTACTGAGTTTTTAAATGAAGATGAGATGTTGGGAAGAGGTGTTATCTTGAAGGCTATGGAAGCTCCATTGAGACAGATCCTTTCTAACTGTGGTATTGACAGCAAGGCTGACTCTATCGTTGAAGAGATTAAGTCTGGAAGATCAATAGGATACAATGCAAAGACAATGAACCACGAGGATTTATTTGTCTCTGGGGTTATTGATCCTGCTAAGGTTGTTCGGGTTGCTTTGGAGAATGCATGCAGCATTGCAGGTGTTATTATCACTTGTGAGTGTTTGGATGCTGAGATCCACAAAAGAGGCCCAATGGTGTAATTTAAAGTGCCAATTAATTTTGGCATTTTATTTTTTACTTTATTTATGATCAAGTTAATTTTATCAATAGATTTGTATCTATAAACTAAATTATAAAAAAAATGGCAATTCAAGTATCAAAATCTATATCGCTAACAGACTATAAAACTGGCGAAGCTTTTAAATTATCTGCAAATCAAATTATTTATTTCATGACAAACACTGCTGGTGTTCTTGAAATTACATACACTGATAATAGAGATAACGTCATTGTTAGACTTGTTACTCAATCAGCTGCTACAGTTAATACTGCTGCTGCTCGTACTTTTGCTGTTACTTTAGAGTCTACAGGAGGATTACTTTATATCAATGGTGATAAAATTATTTTTGTTGATGACTTCACTGCAAACACTGTTGTTACTTATGACTCTAAGAAAGCATATCCAGATTCATTGGTAGTTTTAACTGGTGGTTCTGCAATTAGTACCGCTGCTGGAAACTTACTGCCAATAACAGTAGCAGCTACTGGAGCAACACGATACATCAACAACTTATTAGTAAATGCAATAACAGCAGATCCTGATGGATCAGAAATCATGTATGATGCAAAGGGAACAGAGAACTTTAGCATTATTGCATCACAGTCTCCAAATGCTGTTCAAACATTAATTAACGCACTGTAATTTCATAGTTATAGTTTTTTTGGTTTTAGGTTGATGAAAGGGGATGTAAAAAGTCCCCTTTTATTTTAGTATAGTACAGTTAAATTAAATTAAATAAAATGGAGAGACCACCTATAAAGGACAAGGCTATCATAGCTTATGTCGAGGACTTGGAGGCACAGTTAAGTGCAATTAGTTCCAGTCCATACTACAGCACATACATCACGATAAAGAATCAGATTGACAGCTTCAATGATCAGCTAACTATTAAGGAGCCAATAAAAAGAAAAATATTTGTAGAGGATGCCCTTGAGGAGGTTGAGATAACTCCTGGAAAGATTGACCTGTTTGCAGACAAGGATTCGAAAGAGTTTGATCGTGCATGGAAGTATCTGTTAGAGTCTGTTGACCTTAATAAGAAGCTTGACGAGTTGAGAAGACTATTAACTCCAGAGGAGGCAAAGAAGGCTGATAAATTACTAAAGGACCAATCGTTAGGTTTAGCAGAAAAAATCGCTTTAAAGAACGCAAATGGAAGAAGTTGAACTATATGAGGGGTTGATATTTAAGCTGCCTAAGATGCCACCAAAGACACAGATTTTGGGTGGTAATCTTGTTAGCAAGAATCAGAAGTGGGCGAGAACACCTTTGCCTGAGAATTGGGACGAGATGTCTGTTGAGGCTCAAGATGCATTTGCATTTGAGGAGGACAGGAAGTGTACTGACGGAATGTGGTTCTTTAACAACGGAACCCCTACATACATTACTGGAGACCACTACCACTACCTGAATTGGTTTAAGATTGACTCTGGTTATCCAGACTATCGTGATCGTGACAAGAGGTGGTTCTATCATTGGTTTTTATGTGACACAGATCCTGAGTGTATTGGGCAGTGTTATGGTAAGCTTCGAAGGGATGGATATTCATTCCGAGGTGATAGTATCATGCTGAATAAAGCAAGGAGAACATTTAATTCTCATTTTGGGATTGTCTCTAAGACGGGTGGTGATGCTGAGGAGATGTTCAAGAAGCTTATACATGGGTTTCTTTATTACCCTCCATTCTTCAAGCCACTTGTGCAGTCTGCGGAAGATGTTAAGAAGTCGTTGGTGTTTAAGACACCTCAGCAGCGTGTTACATATAAGAACAGGGTTACCAATAAGGAGACAAGTCTTCACACAACAATTGACTGGAAGAACACAAAGGAGAACTCCTATGATGGATTTAAGTTAAAGATATTGGCAGCTGATGAAACTGGAAAGTGGGAAGAGGTTTCTGTTGAGAAGTGGTTCAACATTGCAAAGACATGCGTTACACTTGGAAGGAGAATTGTCGGTAAGATGCTTTTTGGATCTACTGTTAATGAGGCTAAAAAAGGTGGTGCAGGGTTTAAGGCTATATGGGATAAGTCAAGTATAAAGGATAAGACAGAGATTGGAAGAACAAGAAGTGGACTGTGGAAATACTTTGTTCCTGCCTACGATGGCATGGAGGGATTTATTGATGAGTATGGAATGTCTATCATAGAAACTCCAGCGGTTCCTGTGATGGGGATTGATGGTGTGTTAATTACAGTTGGTGCAAAGCCTTACTACGAAAGCGTTAGGCGAGAGCTTCAGCAGTCTGGTGACGTTGTTGGTTACTTCGAAGAGATTCGTCAGCGACCATTTACCGAGGATGAAATGTTTCGGGATCCTGCAAACGACAAGACCTCATTCGACATCGATAAGATATACCAACAGCTTGAGCACAATTCATTCAATGCAAAGAATCCGCTTGTTAAGGGCAACTTCACATGGAAGGATGGTGTAAGGGATACTGAGGTTGTGTTTGAGCCAGACTCAAACGGAAGGTGGTTAGTATATTGGATGCCTAACCAGGACGACAGGAATAAGTTTACAACGAAGTACGGACAAAAGGCTCCAGCAAACACACACGAGGGAGTGTTCTCAACCGATCCAATTGACCATAAGTACACCTCTTCTAATAAGCGGTCTATGGCTGCGTCTCATGGATTTAGGAAGCTTAGTATTATTGATGGTCACATGTCAAACATATTTGTTTCTCAGTATTGGGCACGACCATCTGATCCATCAATATTTTACGAGGACATGCTGATGCAGTGTGTGTTTTATGGATGGGAGATCTTGGGTGAGTCTAACAAGCCTGGATGTATGAATCACTTTAGGAATAGAGGTTATGGTCATTACTTGATGGATAGACCAGCGTTTACTCACTCTGAATATTCTGAGAAGAATCAAAAAGAAAAGTGGATTCCTAATACGGGATCTATTGAGAGTGGTATTCGAAGGATGCTTGTTGAACACTTGCAGTCGTATGTGTATCAAAATGTTGGAACGAATAGCACAACGAATGTTATGGGGTGTTGTCTGTTTGATGACACACTAAATGACTGGGCGAAGTTTAATGTTGAGGATTGGACAGACTATGACTTAACGGTTTCTGCTATGTACGCTGTGATTGGATCAAAGTCAGTTGTTGTGCCAAAGAGAGAGTTTGCTCCTATAAATTTATTCAAGAAATACGACAACAGGGGAAGCGAGAGTAGGGAGATAAAATGACATTCTAATTTGTAATCATTCTTAATTAGTGATTATATTTGGGGAAAATAAACATTCTCATGGCAATAATTAGCTTTACTTCTTCAATGGACCTTACTGGTTCAACAAAAGTTTTTGTATTTACAGACACATCTAATTACGCAGGACAATCGATTCCTCTTGCCGATGTTAACGGGAGCTTTAAGATCACATCTCCAAGCGGAGTAATTGTATATAACAATACAAACTTTACTGATGCTCTTTGTGATATTGATCGTGTTGTATCTCCCTTCAATCAAACTACTATTCTAATTCCGTTAGGATTGGATGGAGAACCTGAAAGAGGTATATATACAATTGTTTATACAACACTAATTGGTGAAGATTTCTTTACTGTAACTAACACTTACAACGTAAACTATACAAGTCCAGTTGTTGATATTAATCAAACTGTTGATTGTATTTCTCCATTATTTACATCTGTTGATGCAACAAACTACACTGTAAATGGAACAGATCCATTTATTAATAGAGTTCATACTATAAAATTTCCTGTTGGATCGGCTGGAGAATTTTCTCCTGTTATTGGAGTTACTCAGACTCTTACAACTTCAACCTTTTATAACGGAACACAAACCACAAAAATCCAATCAACATTAACTTATGCATTCCCAGACGGAATGGTTGTTTCTGATGTGGTTTCTGGATCTAAAGAAATCCTTGTTGATTGCACAGACGTTTGTGCTATCTACTGCTGCATAAGAGCCTTAGAGCAAAGAATGATTTCTTATTCAACCACTAACACTGTACTTTACAGAGAAACTCCTT